ACTGTAATTCCGTTTACTGCATCTACTAAATGAAAAGGTTGTGTTGTCTCCATGTGATTAAGCATTGCAACGTAGCGGTCATCTTCTCGTGGTTTTAATTTTCCTCGGCGCAACCGACCGTGGTCAACGTGTGCACGCATTGCATCGTGACGTTGTTGTTGTTCGTGGTTGTTCATTTCAAATGACTGAAACATTGGAATCTTGCCAAGTTTGTGAACGTTAATAGCCATCTGCAATGCAACCTGTGACTTACCTGTTTTAGGTGGTGCAATAACGGTAATTAACTGACCGCCTTGCAAACCTGCAGTTGCTTCGTCAATTTTTGAAAATCCTGTTGGAATACCTAAGAACTCTTCGTTTTTAAGGGATAGGTATTGGTCGTAACGTTCTTGTGTGTTTTTACTAAGGTCAATCTCACGAGTACCAATAATTCCTTGTTCATTAACTTTGGTAATCGTTGCTTCCATGGCAAGAAGTGCTGCGTCATGGTTATTTTCTTGTAACTGCTCAACTGCATTTTCTAAACCTTGGCGGGTCAACATACGGCGGCGGAAATCCACCATCGTGTCTAACAAATAATCAATAGAATCTTCTACATCAAGAATTTTGTAATTTGGGTAGTGGTCTTTGACAGTGGTGCCTGTTGGTACTTCGCTGTACTCAAAGTAATGTTTGCGAAGAAACTGCCAGACTTTTTTATTGTCATCATCTAAAAACCAGTTGTCTTGGATGCCGCGATGAAGAACAGGGGTTATTTCTCGGTCTTTGATGACCTTGCTGACTAACCGATGTTCGTTATCTGCTGCCAATTATTTCCACCGCTCTCCACATACCTGACACTGTAAATATGAATTTCCATTTACCCAAATACGTGCAATGTCATGAGCATGACACATTGGACAGTTGGTGTTTGCAATTCCAAACATAGCGCCCTCCCTCAAGGACTAGATGTTGCCTATTTCTACACCCGCAGACCCATATCGTGCAACTTTGTCTGGCGTGTCTATGACCGCTTTTAAATTCGGTCTATAGGGTAGTAACCCTATCACTTCATCTCGGTTTTCATAAAGTTGCCAATAGTTAAAGGGGTTGACAACCCTACGCTCAAACTTTTCGAACGCCTGTTCTAATAACTCTTCTGTCCAACCTTCTTCTGAGAAACCTGAAAGTTCTAAAGAAAGTCCATAGTCTCCAGATACTTTCCATAACTTATTTAGGGCCAACACTTCAAGGTCACCAACTTTAAACTCAGTTTTCTTTATGAGTAATCTGCGTGACTCTTCTTCTTTAAGTTTAACCACTACATCGGTGGCAACCATTACCTGTGGAGAGGAGACATTAGAGATGTCCCCGTGTTTCATAGTATTTCTATCTTAGCGTATTTAACAACGAACTCTCTAAATTTTTCCGCATCAGCGTTTGCTTCAAGCGCCATTTCTTCTGGAATAGAGTTTGGAACCATAATTGAATAATGTCCTGTGTATTTAATTTTGTCATTTACAAATTGAATGTGTTTGCAAGAACCACGCTTGCTATAGACGGGACAAGTACACCGTGTTTCCTTTGTTTCAGTCTCTACTTCAACCTCAAAAATTCCCATGCCTTGGGCAGAGATAAACTGCTGGACGGTTCTCCAAGCAGATGCCATTTGAGGTCCTTTCATTGAGCACCACGAAGGTCTGCACCAATGATAGGGACTCTAACGAATGCTTCGTTGGCGAAACTGCCCATGGCTTCTCCATACTTTGCTTCCCATTGTTCTAAACGAACATTTGTAGTAACAATTGTTGGTAAACCTTTGTCGTAACGAAGTCTTAAAATTTCATCAAAAGAAGTATCGTCGTATTTAGAGCCATACTCTTTACCAAGGTCATCAATAACTAAAATACGAACATTAAGCCAATCAAACTTAGAACGACCGTGAAACCCATCTAATTCGTAATTCATTTCCCGTTTATCTTCACCGTCTGCATCGAAAGTTGACTTCTTGCGAGAAAGAAACTCTGGATATGTCATGTAATAAACGGGGCGCAACCGAATGCCGTAGTCGGATGAGTTAACTTGCAAAAGGCGAGAAGCCTTCCCATCTTCGTCAGAGAGGCGACGGATTACCTCCATGGCAGCGACTACGGCATGGGTTGTTTTTCCTATCCCAGGACCGCCATCAAAGAGAAGGCCAACGCCATTGACTCCGATGTTTCCAATTTGTTTTACAACGTGTCCGTTTACCACATCATCAATCCAGTTAGTAACTTCGTCAGGGAAAGAGCCAGCACGGTCAATAATGTCCTGTGGCTCTAACCCTACAAAACGGTGTGGAATGTTTGAGTTCCGAAGAAGCCAATGCTTTTTCAGTGGTGGCAAACTGTTGACGTCGTACATTAAGCCTCAGTTTCCTCGAATTCGTACTCGTAAACCCCGCCGTAGCGAAGTCCTACGTTAGTAAACAAAGTACCTATAAGCAACATTGTGTCTCCAAAAAAACGAAGAACCTTGTTCTTGGTTGGGTATACAAGAAGTGATTGGTCCATTTTAACCATTACGCATCAACCTTGTAGTCAAGGCTTCCTGAAAGCGCAACTGGCTTACCAGTTTCCTTGTTCTCTTTTATAACAAGCATTTTAACTGACTTGCGAGGTGTGTGCTTCAAAACCATTGTCTTGACCCAACGCTTTGCTGCTGATGCATTCTTCCAAGAAGAGTATTCGCTAATGCCTTCTGCTGGTTGAATTGAGTTAATGCTTGTTCCTGCTTCTTTCTGAACGCTAACGATTGCTAACCAACCGCCTGCTTTTTCAGGGTTAAGTTCAATATTTGCAACAAACTTTGCTGCTACTTTTTTCGCCATTTGTGGATTCCTCCTGTGATTAGGTTTGATACTAGTAGGGTTGAAAAAATAATGAATAAATATCCTAATATTTCCATCATTTATTTTTCCAACTTTCCATTGCTTTTTTTCCTTCTTTGGTGATTGTGAATCGTGCTTCTAGATTTTCATCATAATCAATCGTTACTGCACCAATTTCAAATAAATGCATTAACGCTTCTGTTAACTCATCGTTTGTCACTGAGCCTCTTTTCATGACGTTCTAATTGTGCACGACCAGAGATTGAATTCTGGAAAGTACGACCGTCACTTGCCGAAATCGTAGCAGAACTTGGCGTAGTGTCTAATTTGGCGGTTATTTTGTTAAGACCAAGGTTGTCTCGTGCTTGATTCATCTTCTTGCCAAAAGAAGCAAGGAACATTTTGTATAGAAAAGGTGCCTCGTCGCCTATGTTTTTGAAATTGTTTTCATCCGCCATGAACAGGCGTAACAACTCTAACTCGATGAGTGCGTTGGTTTCGTATTGCTTTCTGAATTTGGCAAGGGCGCCAGATAACGATTTGACGGAAACAGTTCCTGGAAGTAACGGGTATTTCCTGCCAACCTGAAAACTAAACTCTGCAGCAACGTCCATTGCCGTCCACTCGTGTTCAGGGCGGCGACCTCTGGTTTTGGGGTCTGACTTTCTAATCTTGGGCTGTGGGGCATCCTTGGGTTCAACGAGTCCAAAGCCCGTAAGATTGTCTCCATCATCTTCATATCTTCTCATAGGTACCTGTATTTCTTTAAGTTGAATCTCCGATTCAAAGTCTTTTAATTTATAACTAGATTGGCTATTAGGTACTAATGGCTTATTGGCTATATGGCTATTCCGACTATTAGTCACTTTACCACCTGTTGGGTGGACATTAGAGTCCCCTGCAGGGTGGACACTACGATTCCCTATCTTGATTAGGGATGGACCCTGGAGTCCACCCCCTTTTTTAACGGTTGTCCTAGAAATGAACCCTGCCTCTTCCAAGGCTTTGAGGCCCCTTCTGACAGTCTTCACATGCACACTGCCAGTGAGTACACACAATTCACCTGCGGCGATGCGTAAGGAGCCTCTGGAGCCCGTTAAATGGCATAGTACGGCTAAGAGACGGAATTGGTAATCAGTGAGGTTGGCTGAATAAGCCTCAGAGGGCATTTGCACAGGCTTAGCCTACTCCTCATCTTTGAAGGGTGATATATCCTTTTTGGTCTCAGCATCTAGCATGTGTTCGGCTACTGCTTCGCTTAAAGACTCCATAACTGTTTCCGCTACAAAAGCCGCAAGCAAATCTACAAACATACCTAAGTGCTTCATCATAGAGTCATGTAACTCGTTGGCGCTCATGTCAGCAAAGTCATCAGGTGAAATCTCTAGGACATCTAGACCGTCAGTAATGTCCCACGTGTCTAGTGCAAGGTCTTCCACTGTGTGAAGGGCAAAATGTGCTTGCGGCGAATCGTCCCACACGAGGCTAAGTGAGTCTCCTGTACTTAACTGAAGAAGGACTTCTTTAACTGGATTATCAATTACTGTTATGTCATCTGCTTGTTTGAGGATGTGGTCTAAACCTTCAGCGGTTGTAAAGAAACAATGAATCTTAACCCCGTGGTCTAAACAAGCCTGTACAACACTTTGAGAAAACTCCCTATCCCGTTTCAAAATAGGAAGAAGAACTGTTGTGTTTTCTACGCCGTATTTGTCAAATAAATCATCCATGCCATCTGTGACATCAATGTCTTGATATGAAATTACTGCAATCTTCATAGCGCCCTCTTAGATTCGTGGTAGTCGTGGAGTTATTACCTGTGCTGGTTTGTTGAGTTGTTTCCCAATATACAACGCAACAAAGATAGATGCGGGGATTGCAACGATGAGTGATGTATCCCAATAACCTAGCAGATAAAATCCGCCAAGGCTAAGAGGTAATGTTAAATATTTATTGAGTGAGGCACGTGCAACAAAGCCTAAATCAACTAGTTCTAGAATGTAGGTGAGAGCCATCCCCACCATGAGTACTGCAAGTATGTAATCAGCCATGGGCTGAGACTACACGTCTAGGTTGGTATATTCCAATCCTGCAGGAGTAGTAATTCTCCACCAAGAATTCATAGGCATCCAATTGACAAGTGTTTGAGCAAGACGTAAGAATTTTGTAGCCTTATTTGGGTAATATAAACTATTAGAATTGTGAGCAGTTCCTTCCCAAATTACACCTGCTAGTTCTGGCATTGAGCCGTCAAAATAATCACTAGGAACGTAGGTATCTTGTGCCATAACCATGTCTAAATAAAAAGTCCCAACAGTTCCACTTAAACGGTATTTAGCGTAAGTTGCTGTTGAATCTGAGGGGATAAGAATTGTTTTGCTTTTTCTTACCCAAGAGTTTGTAAACGTCTGTGTTGTCTCAATTGTTTGAAGAAGAGTATCACTTGCGTTGTACAACTCGATAAATAATTTCATATTTGCCATATTTGAGGACTTAATATAATGTGAAACAGTAAAGTAAATTCCTGGTTCAAGAGTTAATTTGTAATTAGATTTTAAAGCCCATGCTCCAGCAGCAACAAATTTACCACTGTAAGAACCTGGATACCCTTCTGGTGGAACACTTGAATCCTGTGTAAAAGTTAACCCAGTAAGTGTCCAACCTGTTGTGCCTACTTCAAATGATGGATTACCAATGTAATTTTCTAGTGTTGGAGAAAGATTAATTGTTGTAGCCCTTGCTTCTTCGTACTCTACAAAAGGGGTAGCACCAACGTAAACCATGTCTATGTAATATGTAGTTACAGTACTAAACAACACATATAAAACTACGTAATAAGCGTTACTTGGAGATGTATTTGTTTTACTAACTGTTTGCCAAGAATTTGTAGCAGAAATTGCTTGTGTAACATTTGAGATTACAATTCCATCTTTATCGTAATATTCTATTTTTAAAGTTGCACCACCGCTTGCTGGGCATTTTATATTTGTTTTATAAATGTATTCAGTACTTGGTTTAATTGGTATTCCTTGTTTAATTGGAGCATTCAATCCTAGAGAAATTTTAGCGCTAGTTGTTGCTGCTATAACTTTTAAGGTATAAACCAAGTCAATAGATTTACTTGCGTTGTTTGGAACCATTTCGTCTGTTGATGAGATAGTGGCATTAGTTGCTATCCAACGACCAGTGTTTTGGTAAAACGTTGAGTCTTGCACTGTAAGCATTAAATTAGAAGAAGTAGTTATAGTTGGAGCAAAACCAGTTAAAGATTCAGCATAATCTGCAATACCAATTGCAGTTCCTTTATCCGCATACAAAGGAATTGCCTCACGAATTAAAGCACGTTGACGAAGCATTGGAAGGTTTTGTTCTGGAGTTAATCCTAAGTTTAATACTTCTCCAGGAATAGTTTTATAACTGGAACTTTCTAAATTATGCGCTGGTCTTGCTAATGCAATTTCAGTTAACATTTGTTCGTATGAAAAAGCCATACCATCTAAAAATTGGTATAATTCAGAGTTTCTGTTTACAACTCCCAAAGGACTTAATACATCGCTAGTTAACACACGAGGAAGTAAATCAATTATTTTATCCATAGCACCAGTATCTGATGGAACTATTTCACTAATTTGTCCTGCTTTTATCCAAATATTGTCAGAGGTGTATAAAAAAACACGGTAAAAAATATTACGACCTGAATTAATTGCAGTTTGAGTTGGGTTTTCAAGTCCATCATAAAATTCAGATTTAGAAAGAGTACCTTCAAGGCTTGAACCATTTTCTGAAAGTAATTCATAAAGAACAACGCCATCTTCTGCAGTTTCAGGCCAACCATTTTGGTTTCTTACAAGACGAAATCGTGTAAAAATACCTGTAGGTAATTGCCAAGACAAATAAACTTCGTTAAATTTAAGTACGTTAATACTCATTGGCTCAACAGAGTAAGCAAGTTTTGGTGTTAAACCATACTTGTTAGCACC